CGGAGACAGCCAATATATGATCGGCGGTTGTCGCAATACGGGTGCAGCAGTCGAGTCCTATTGCGCAGTCTGGTTTCTCTTGTAGCAGTAGTTTTCTGTTGGCTCGGTAGTACGGGTCTTGTGTGGTGTGGNATCTGCTCATCNGGTTCTTTCGGTTGCTGGTGATGTTAGGTCAAGGGCGTAGGTCAAGGTCAAGAGATACTGACGCCCAAAGCGGAAGGGCGCCGCTTCGGTTGTCCTCGGTTGACATGGGAGTGTTGGTTGTTTGTGTTCCCCACTATTTAGGGCAAGTAGCCCAAGGGAGCCGTTCTAGTTTTGTTCAGGGGACAACCTTTCGCAATGTACGTTTGAACGCTGATTGATCATTTGACATGATCATCTACCTACGTCACCGTATGTTCCCCGTTGGCACAGTTCAGCTGGTGCCGGGGCTAATGACTCCCTCTTTTGGAATCTGTCGTGATCGGTTTTATGTTTAATTATGTTTAATCGTGACTAACCCATTGTCCATCTATGAGCACTCGGGCAAAGGCTATGTCTCGAGCTGGTATGGATGTCCCGCTGATAGTTACGAAATAGTAGTCGTAGAACCCTGCTTTGTTATCCACAAGGATGAAGGCGATGTTGCTCGCTGTGTAGTCGCCGTCGCTGATGTCGCCGTGACGCTGATAGATCTTGATGGGGAACGCTGGTACGACAGTTTTCATTTAGGTTTCCTCGCTAGTCGGGTTGATATTGCTTGGATGTCTTTAGGCCGCCACAGGTACACTTCCTGTCCTGCAATGGTCAACGCTTCAGACCATACGATCTGCATGGGTGACAGTTTGGCTTTGTCATTCCCTTTAAGCTCCGCAAAGATGACGCCACGATTTTCATGGCACAAAACTAAGTCGGGGAAGCCTGCGTGTCCTTGCAACGGTGTTTTCCAGACGCCCGGGCGTATCTCTACCGCTCGAGTGTGCATCACCAGCCAGCCATGCAACTTAGCAAGCATGATGACCTGAGACTGAAAGTAAGACTCCTTCACGATCTGCCAAACTCTACAATTTCGGCAAGATCTGACATGGCGTTAAGTTTTGCTCTAGGTAGGCCGTAAGCGTTGGTATCGGTAAACATTAAAGAGCCGAGGTTGCGCACTTGCCAAGCGCTAGCCCAACCAGCAATAACGACATCAGGGGCGTCAACAATGCAGTAGATGTAAATGGCGTCTTTGTCATATTCACGCACATAAAGAAAGTAGTTTTTGTTATCCTCCCTTTGTGTACTCCTAACTTCAAAGCCGCCTACATCACTGTCGCCAATACCGTCTTGGCTTTCCCAAGGTAAACCGAGGAACAGTGATACAGCTAGTTCGCTGACAGCGCCTAAATAATCTATTTTGTGTCGCAGTTCATTTGTTAAAGGTTGACCTGCAAACACTCTAGAAGTTTTGTTTTTGCCTGCTAATACACGCTTATTTGCTATCTGTTCAGCAAGCAACATCTGGTCATTTGTCAAAGTGACTAGCGGCATTACTTTTTGCCCATACGTTCAATAATCGCTTTAGCTTCATTCCATGTCGCAGGCACAGCACCCGTGTAGCCGATAGCCGCCAAGTTCTGCAGCTGTGTCTTACTGACGGGCCACGGCTTATCGTCTGTCGTCTGTGCAGGTTTAGGCGCTCGAGCAGGCGTAAACGTATCTTCTTGACGGTTTTGCACTTCCTCAAAAGACGCCATTTTGCCGAACGGTAACATCAGCCCTAAAACACGCCCCAAACAAGACGTGCTTGCGTTCATCATTTCGCTGTTTCGTACATACGGTGTCGTGCCGGGGAACGGTTCCCAACATGTAGCGACAGCAGGCAACGGGTCTGACGGGTCACGATAAACAGTCATAGTGACGCTAATAAAAGTTCTGTCGCCTATCTCAACGATCTTGGCTGGTTCTTCTACAACTCGCAGGTCAGGCCACTTGTCAAGCGCCAGCCTGAAGCGTGTAGGCACGTCAACATAATCGCCCAAGTTCATTTAAAGCCGCCAAGTCTCATAGCAACAATAGTGTCCTGCGATGTCTTAGTCAGGTTTACAAGGTTTATGCCGTTTTCCTCAGCTGTGTACGCCAGCTCAAAAAGGCATTTGCGTAACATGTCAATGTCTGCACGTTGGGCCTCTAGTTGCCAAGCGGCGGCTTTCATAGCGATATCGGCTCTAGTAATCGCTTTGGTCATTTCGTTTAACTGGTCATTCATTTGTCGGGTCCTTTCGGGTTGTCGGGTTAATCGGAACATATCAGAAGGATGTAGCGTACTGCCACTGTCTTTTCAGTTCTTGCCTTCGGCGCTCGGTCGTGCCAGCCCAAATACCGGTCAGCTGCTTTTCGCCGAACGACATTGCATACATAAAGCAGTCACTGTATACAGGGCACATGTCGCAGATAGGCGTAATGATCTCAAGGTTCTTTTTGCTGTCTCGAGGGTTAGTAGGGAAGAAAAGAACTGTCGGTGTGTCGTGGCATGCAGCCTTGTTTTGCCAGTCGGGTCGGTCCCCTAGCACTTGATCGCCCATGGCGTCCAGCCACACTGCCCATCTTCTTCACGGCCCGACCAAAGCAGATAAGCAAAACGTAAGTTAGCCGTAGCGTCTTTCATGCCTTCATGAGTCCAGCCGAGCTGGTCAATGTAATCGCTGTGTATTTGGTTGATCTGCATAAGACCGTGATCGGGTCCTGAGTCGGCGTCAGGTGTACAGCGAGATTCACGCCACATAACACGGTCTAAAGTTTTAAGCACTACAGGGTTGTCGGGCCAGCCTTGGCTAATTGCTAACGGTAACCAAACGCCACATTTGTAGGAGGCAAAAGCGTCTACGACAGGAACAGTCGTTTCGGGCATTGGAGGCGCTGTAGAGGCGTTTAAAGCCTGTATGCGGGCGATCTGTTGCTCAGGACTGAGAATGTCTACAGTGTCGTAGACGGGACTGGTTAGCGGGGCGATGTCGGCAGGAGGGTTACCGCCGCCATACGCCACGGCTAACCCTGTAAAGGTCAAAGCAACAGCTAGAAGGGTTTTGTACGGATTCATTTGTGTCCTTTAGTCGGGGTTAAGGTCGGGTTATGTTTACCGAAGGGTAGGCGCTATGTCAAGTACCCTTAAAGATCGTCTCAAAAGCGTGGGCCACAATGTCGGGATGATCAGCCAACAGAGGCGAAATTTCGACGTGTACCCACTGGCCGTTTTTGCTGCCGATCGTGTTCTTTTCGTAGATCTTCCAAGCGTCACGATCACATTTGTAGGCGGCACCCCAGCCGAAACGGGACGGCTTGAAGGTGTTGCTGTAATCATGTATTGCTTCTACGCCAAGAATGTCACGGTTGATGTAGAGAAACTCTATGAGCTTGTACCGGGCGTTACTTTTAGCACCAAGGTCAAAAGCACGCCATGTGCTGTGCACAGATTTAGGCGGGTTTGGCATGCCTGAAGCGTTGATGTTTCGGTCACCAAATATGCCTAGACACTTGACGCCAAACAAAAATTCACAATAATCTACAAACGCTTTAGTGCCTGCTCGAGGGCGTGCGTGTACAGAATCTTTCAGCCCGGTATAGGGCCGTATCGTCACTTAGGTTTCCTTGTGACAATGGGCGGCGTCTCGGCGGTGCCACGGATGCCGTTGCCTATGCCATAGCCAACGATGCTGCCGATTAGACCTGTCCCGGCCGACTGGTCAATTTTGCCGAGCGCCAAAAGAACTGTGATAGACGCCAAACCAAACAGGACGATCAGCGCTTTAGGTGGATTAGTAATGTTCATAGCGGTGGGTCTGGTATGTCAGCTTCGTTAGAAGGTATCCACGTCTCAGGGAAGTCCCGTAACTGTTGACGCCACACAGCCCACTCCGCAGACTTCTCTACCGTTAGCGGGTTATTTGGTATTTGTGTCCAGTCGGATGCATACAACATTTCTATGAGCACCTGATTTAGAGCCTGCTCTAAAGTTTGTTCGTCTAAGTTTGGGTTTAATGGCACAATCATCAGTAGCCGCTTCCAACATCTAGGGCGTACAGCTGCGGGAATCGTGTAGCGCTTCGAGTAGTCGTCACTGTGCCCGCTGACGCTTGCAAGGTTGCAACGATAGTAAATGATGCTGACGCCGTTGCGGTGTAGATCAGCTGAGTCATAATGTTTGATGTATTTACCGTTGGGATAGTGGCAAAACTTTGGTTTAAGACAGTGCCTACTACGGTGTCAATTCTGATACGGCTGGTCAAAATTCCTGCGCTAGTCCCAAGGATTGACGGCTCAAAATACACAATGCTGTAGTTACGGTTATTGACAGCAGTAAACGTGTAAGTCAGCATTACCTCTTCAGCTGTAATCGTTGAGTCTGTGGTGCTTGATGTCGCTGGCGTAGCCATAAGACCACGACCAAAAGCGTTGGCCATTTGCGCTGTGTACACTTGCCCGGCACTGAACGTGGTGTTAACCGTCATGGTTTAAGCAGCTTCGTAGTAGACATTCCAAAAAAAGGAATCGTTGGTGGTTAGTGTAAATGGGACTGTCGTTGTGATGTTGGAAATAGTCACATAAGTACCTGACGCCAACTGTGCGACAATGCTCATAGCGGTGGCGGTGCCGTTCACTGCTTGACAAATACCAAAGAAGGTGTTTGACGCTGTGTTATTCCTGATTCCAGCAGTTCCCATTGAGTTTGCTGGGCCTGTGATGAAGTTGCTATCAGCATTTATGGGGAGGCTGACCTGTAGGCCCGAAGTGTTGATAGAGGTAGTGCTACCCCAAAGGACTCGACCCCAATAGTGCACAAAGTTATTGACCCTGCAGTAGTAACTGGTGACTGTGGCGTTGCCTACGGTCAGCCCTGACGGATAGGTAGGCGTGTAGCTGGTGTATGTGCCTAGCACAGTGTTGCCAATCGCCACTTTTGCTTCGAGCGCTTCTACAGCGTCGTTGATGTTGGCGTGCTGTGTCGCATGTGGCGGCGAAGTCAAAAGGTCCGTGGAAGTCGGATTAGTGAAAACGTCTAAACTTGTGGGGTAGTTAATAGCCATGTCAAACTCCTAAGCGGTTGCCTTGTTGTGCTGTGCTGTCATCATATGTAAATCCAACCTGATCGTAGTCTATTTCGCCGTCATATACAGGACTACCGCCCAAGACGCCAAAAACAGGGTCGTCTAAAATGAAATTTGCGTAATACGTTATTGGCGTCATGTAATAGTCAATGGTTGTACCACTGGTCGTGGCGTTGACTATGACCTGTTCAGGGTAAAAATAGCCGACAACTTCTGCCTGCCCGGGCGGCTTATAGGTCACTTGTACAAATTTGCCAAATGCCATAAACGTCGCCAGCTCTATTAAAGCAGTGTCGTTCTGTCCGTAGTCAACAATGCTCATATTGAGCATGGCGGTTTCAGGTTCGGTAAAAGTGTTGGCGTACCATTCAGCCGTCTCAGATACAAGATTGCTTTGAGCTGTTGTCGCCGTAAAGGTTCGTACGCCGTAAAAGAAAGCGTTATCGGTATTTGTTTTTGTAACTGTTGACGCTGAACCTGTAACGGTTGCTTGATTATTAAAAAGGCTGTTAGACGCCGCCTCGACACGGGTTAGGTTTTGGTAGGCGATTTGTGTCGCCGAAGTTGTAGGCCCAATAGTCAGCGCTGTCGTAACGTACGGTGCAAAAGTTGACGGTGGATGATAATACTGCAGGCCGCCAGCGTTAAATAAAATGCCACGGTCGCCAGCAATGATCTCGTTTATACGCTGGTTGGCGTTAGTCGTGAATGTGCCTACCGAAATGTCTACATCGTTGGCGTCTTGAGCAATGTCTATAAGCGGGAAAAGTGTGTCTATTTCTTCTATTTGGTTTGTGACGCTGGCNAGGCTTTGACTCTGCATGTTTGACTGTCCAGCCTGAAGCATGGCGTCGTTAANCATTACAGTCATTGTGCTGTTTAACCCTGTACCGGGTAGATCGTTAAAGTTGCGGGAAGTTATACGACCTTGAAAAACATCGTCATAACCGACGCCAGCAAAAACGCTCAGTAATAGTTCATCTCCGACGCTTACTAGTGACTCTGTGCCACCATACGAAAACATTGTGACAGCAGCACTATTGCCCGAATACGGAGAAAGCGCTGTAGGCCGTCCCATAGACAGGTTTAGCGATTGCACATACTGGGTCAGGTCAGTAGCGCTATCTATGTTGTATACCTTCCAAGTCAGTTTCACTACATCGCTCGAATGTTTACTGGCACAGGTCCTGAAGTCCTGACGTATCTCTGTAGCGCTTGTACGACAGCGTTAGGGTCAGCGCCCTGCACATTGACAGTGACGGTGCTGCCTGTAGAGCCGCCCATACCACGATTATTGCTAGACAGAGCTGGCGCTCGAGTCTGCCCTGAATCGTAAACGCCACGTGCGGGGCCCGGCTCGCCTCCCATACGGCCCAAACTAATTTTACCTATTTCGCCGATGTCTACGCCCGGTATCAGATTCATTGCTTTAATAATCAGGTTGACGGCAGTAATCCAGCCGTTAACCATAAATTCCACATAAGACATAATTCCGTTGACTACTATTTTAACAACGTTGCGGAATCCTTCAAATTTCTTGTATGCCTCAACTACAGCGATACCTAAGAAAACAAAGCCAGCAATCATGGCTACGGCAGGGTTTAACATCATGGCGGCATTAACTAGAAGGATAGAACCAGCCAAGACGCCCATGCCAACTATTACCGCTGTCAGTAGGCCAGGGTTCTTTTGTGCCCAGTCTGCAAACTTTTCTAGTACGGGTTGCAGTTTTTCCATAATCGGCAGAAATGCCATACCGATAGATTCTTTAGTTTCTTCAAAAGCAATGCCGAGTTTCTTCATACCGCCAGCTGCAGTATCGGCGGCCGCTGTTGCAGCACCACCAAAGTTAGTTTTAAGGACGCCCAAAACAGTATTAAGATCTGCGCCTTCGCCTACTAGCGTTTTAAGTTCAGGCGATAATTGCGATAGGGGCCGCATGTTGCCTTCAAAAGCTTTAGCTAAAGCTTCAGAAACAGAACTAAGGTCCTTACCTGTAGCGGCACTAACGTCTAAGCCAATGTTTAAAAGTTCTTGCGCTTTTGTAATGTCGTTAGTAGCAGTAATAAGTTTTTGAAACGCTGGTCGAGCTTCGTCATCAGACACAGCAACAGATTTGCCAAGGCTGGCAATGTACTCCTCTACGCCTGCAATCTGTTTGTCAGTCGCTTTAGTTGACCTTTTAATTTGATCAGCAAGCGATTTTTGTGCGGCTTGATCTTCAATGGCTGCACCAACAGCGGAACCAATAACGGCGACTACAGCACCTAAAGCGGCAGCGGCAGGCACAGCGGCTTTCTTAATTAGGAACTGTGATTTCTGCCCGGCTGTCTCCAGTTTCTTAAACTCTTTGATGGCCTGCTTGATACCAACGTCTTTAAATTCTGTTATTAGTGGGATCGTTATGCCAGCCATGTCAGAACCTTAGTTTCTTATTTGTTTTTTCGTTCACATAATCAACCAGTTCAGCAAGATTCTTTGTGACTTCATCCTCTTTACTTTCGGCAGCTGGCCACATAGTACGAGACGCTTGAGCGTAAGTGTTCAGGTTGGTAGCAAAGACGCTGTTGTTTTTTCGTCCAGCAATGTCAAAGACTGCAGGGCCGATTTCTCTTTGAGTCACAGTCAGAAACGCTGTCTTGCTAGGGCGTACTTGCACCTTGACGCCTTTAATGGCTTTCTGCTGATTCCAAGGGAAGATCTGCCTGCCACCGGGAGCCCACTTACGTTTCATACCTGTAAGCGGCGCTTTCTCTTTACCTGACGCTGCAACTAGTCGGGCCTGAGCGTCCTTCACTATTGGGTCAACAGCAAATTTGGCTTTAGACCGAAACTCTTTAAAGATCTCAGGCTCAGTCTTTTTAAGCATTTGGACAGTGTCTCGAATACCGATCACTTCGGCTTTGTATTGGACGCCCGACATTACTGCTGCTTTCTCTGGTCATTTATTATTTTAAAGACTGTAGCAAGGTCGTTATGCTCAAAAGGGATGTTTGGTGGCCAATACCCTGTTTCTATCAGCAGACAGGCTAAGGCGTAGCTGTAGTGGCCTCTACGAAAGGGGTATCAGGGTCGCTGTCTACAACCTCAAGCACGATCAACTTTTTGATGAAGTCATCTAGGACGACAGGACAGACTACGCCATTTTGCATAAGGGCTTGATGAGCCATAAAGGCTAGATCTTCCATGCCGATACCGTCAGCAATCTTGCTGGCTTTAGTTTTAAAGCGGCGTTCCCAAGCCACGATTGTGAACAGGTTTGTAGATACTTCTACGGGGCCGTCGCCTTGATCAACTCTAAGGGTTAGTTGCATGTCGGGTTCCTTTGTTTGTGGTTAGATCAGCTTGTAGCGGTAGTAAGCGTGCCACCTTGAAAACTGAGCGTGATAGACGACAGCTCGCCAAGTGTGGCGTTAATCAAAGGCAACGACTCTAGGTAGGTGTTAGCCAAAGTAAATTTAGGGGCCGTAGCCGTAGGGGTAGCTAGACCTGCAGCGGTAGGCGAGATCGTGATCGTTGTCTGTGTCCCGACAAGGGCCGCCAAAGTTGCATACGTTTCCGAGGCTGCGTAACTCATAAACAGTTCGCACTCAAACGTATTCATAGTCATGCCTGTCACGAAAAACGAGTCAAGCGAACCAAAGGCAGATGAGTTTTGAGCCTGTGCCACTGACGTAATAGTGGCGCTAGTGCACTGATCGGTCAGGTTGACAGCGTTAATCGTAAGAGCAGGGTTTGAAAGATAGGTACTGGTAGCCATGAGTTAGTCCTTTGGTTCGTCGGTAGTAGTTTTAGCAGATTTCTTGGCAGCAGTGTCCACCACAAAACCGTAGTCGAGTAGGGCCTGCAGGTTGGTGTATTCAGGTGGCGTAAACTCTTCGCCCGGTACGCCGACTCTTGATGAAATAATCTTGATCATGTTGCGCTCGCTTGTGCTTGTAGGTTGATATCTATGTCGTAACACGGGAAATCTTGCCCGCCAATAGTAATAAAGCCGGGGCGGCCAGCTGTAACGCCAACCTTTTTGGCAAGCATTTTAGCGGTGATATTTAGGATGTTTCGCATGGCGTCAAGGTTGCCCGGTCCAAGCGAGATCACTTTTACAGCAAAGGTCATTTTAACTATGGCCGACGACCAGCTGTCAAAAGTAGGGGCGTCAAGGAACACGCATGGCGGGTTAATCTTTTGTGGGTCTGTCGTGACTCGAAGATCTGTAATGGTCGCCAAGGTTGCGATTAGGTCATCTATGGCTTCGTTGAAAAGGTCTCTGTACCCGGTGCCGTTGTATCCGACATTAGCTTCGTCGTAAGTGACGATTTCGTTGTAAACATAAGTTGATATACCCATTAGGCAACCGCTGGTCTTGGGATACCTGCAAGCTGTTTAATGATCGGGCTGAGTCCTGTCGTAGGCACGTTGCCCATACCGTCGAAGCTTGCGAATTGGTCTACAGCGCCTCGCTGTCTAAAAAGGGCGCCTGCATACATTGTCGTTGCGAGCGTTACCTGTGTACTTGGCGAAACAGCCAAACCGTCTGTATACCCTGCTTCCTGTCTGCGCACGAAAATAAAACTGCATGCAGCACTAGCGCACTGTTGAAGAAAAGCGGTTTCTTCAGCGCCAGCGAGATCTATACCGAGCCATGTCGCTACAGCAGGGCCGTCTATCCAAGTACAGGTCTGCGTGTGGGTTAGCGTCCCTTGCGGNATGACAGCGTAACGGTCAATGTCGTCGCCAGCGAGATAGAAAAGCACTTGGTTAGGTACAGGTACGCTGGTGTTGTACAGCAGGTCGCCGTCGCTGTCTACGCCAATGAATGCGTACTGTGGCATAGCGTAAACTGTTTGTGACCCGTCAAACGTTGCCGAGACACTAGCAACGGTAATGCTTTCGCCTGCTTGTATTTCAGGGTTAGTCAGCGTTTGCACTACTGCATAGTTGTCTAGCAGTTGAGCAAATATGATTTTGTAAGTCGCCATGGCGGTTACGCCGCCTTTCGACTAAGCGGTAGTGATGGACTGTATGCAGACTGGAATGTTTGCAAAAGTTGCAATGTAACCGTAGAAGGTAACGTTTCTGCCGAGTAGCTCGGCGTCCTCATTGCTCATGATTCCTCTGATGTCCTCATAGAAAGAGAAAGCTGACGTTGGTGAGCCTTTAGGAGTGTGGGCCACGATCATTGTGCCACTGGCGAAGTTGTTGCTTACTACGACTTCAAGGCCGAGTGGGTTCATGCTGTTGTAGTTCAAACCAGTTGAACCGCCAAGGCCGTTGGTGACGATGTTGTTGTTAGCGCCAACATAACCAAATAACGGACGCTTATCCACGTCAAGCTGACGGCCTAATTTTTCCCATACGTTAGGTGCACAGTAAATGTGGGTTGGGAAGTAGTTAGTGTCCTCAGCCATTTCTCGAGCGGCGTCATACAAAGCGTCAACTAGTGAGGTTGGGTCAGTCTGTGCGAAAGTCCATGTGCTACCGGACGCTGTTGCAGCTGTTACTAAAGCGTCAGAGCAAACGTCATCAGTACGAATCATGTACTCGCCAGTGAGATCGTTAATGATCGTCTGCAACGCTGGAATTGCAGTAAAGTCAATGTCCTGTTGAGAAATGAAAACGCCGCCAGCTTGCGTAGATTTTGTAACGGTGTTAGCGCTCAAAGTCATTTTGGTTGACGAAACAGCTGAACCTTCTGTTTGTGTAGAAACTGACGTATGTTGCGAAATTTTTGTGCGAGTAAAAGTCTTTGATGGGGTAGACGGCATTGCCGATACGCCCAGCGCTGTGACTGTAGGCCTCATGAAGTTCAGGTCTTGGATGACAGGTCCNAGCAGTCTCTGTTCCAATAATCCAGCGGTGTCCGTCGTCAGGTCCTGAGCCAAAGCAAANTCGTAAGCCGATGACTTCTCAAGCAAGTTGTCTTTAAATGCCCGGTTGACTCGTACCCAAGTGTCGCCGCCTTGGTGCATGGCCGCCATGTATTCGGCTGCCGAAGGCATAGCAAAAGCTCTTTTTGGTTGAGCAAAAATTGGTGTCGTCGGGATTGTGGCCTCAGGTGCGGCAGCTGCTTGAATTTCCATTGGGGTTTCGTCCTTTTCGGTTTCGGTTTCAGGTTCTGTAACTTCTTCTTCGGCTTCTTCGTC